AAAAATGGCAGATGTAAAGGTTCCCTTGGCGCTTGTCGCTGCAATGGTCGCTCAAGTTATCGCTGGAACTTGGTATTTCGCAGAGCAATCCCACAAGATTGACGTTCTGGTTGAGAAATTAGCTATTCTGGATGAGGTCGTTCTTACGCTTGAGGCTGACAATCAGGCGCTGATAACCTTTGCAACGTTCACAGAGAACAAATGGGCAGAGGCTTACAGCGAAGATATGACTTATGTTCGCACTTTTGGAACCAAGCCCGCACAGGAGGATTAAATGACCTTAGCAATGCAAAAGTTGCAGGAGCGCATAGGAGCGTCCACAGATGGTTCTTTTGGCCCTAATACAGCAAGAGCCATCACAAAGCATTTTAGCCTCTCAGCGGAGCGTTCAGCGCATCTACTGGGTCAAGCATCGCATGAGAGTGGTGGTTTTACTCGAGTTTGCGAAAGCCTCTACTATAGCTCTCCCGATAGGATTAGAAAGGTTTGGCCTACCCGTTTCAAGACCGTTTCTGATGCCGAGCCTTATGCAAGAAACCCAAAAGCACTAGCAGATAAGGTTTACAGCAACAGAATGGGAAATGGTGAAAACGAAGGGAGTGTTTTCATCGGGCGAGGATTTTTGCAGCTTACGGGCAAAGATAACTATCGGTCATTCGCTGCGGATATGAGGCTTCCAGAAGTCATGACAGATCCCTCTTTAATCGAAACAGACTATGCGTTTGAAACCGCCTATTGGTTCTTTGAGAAAAACAGGCTTTTTAAAATCGCGGATGAGGGCGTTGATACTAACACAATCGAAAAGATAACGAAGCGTGTAAACGGTGGGTACCATGGCCTCCAAGATCGAATGGACCAAACAAACAAGATTTATGGCTGGCTTACATAGTGCGCTTTTTTATTGAGGTAGGTTCTTGTGATTTTGATACCTGTCTTCAGTTAGCCCAGAATGGTTGGAGAGGCATGGTCTGTGAGGCCAACCCAGAAATCTTTCCAAGGGTTCAAGAGATTTTTGATGGATATGAAGTTCAGTGTTTAAATTGCGCTGTAACAGATCATGATGGTGAGGTTGAGCTTGCGCTTGCGGCCGGTTGGGGTTGGGCTAAAGGTATCTCACACATTACAAGCCCAAATCATTTAGGCAAAAGGCTCAGTGATGATCCTCGAAATGCAAACAATTTTAAGCCCCCAGTTCCGGTTCAAGGTTACACGCTTGATACCGTGATGCTAAAATCGCAACTTCCAGTTATTGATTTTTTAAAAATTGATACTGAGGGCCATGAATTAAATATCCTCAAGAGCTTTAGCTTTGATATGAGGCCAAAATTTATTAAGGTCGAGCATAGGCTGACAGACGATATTGAAATAACAAAAATACTAATGAAGCAAAACTATTTAACTTGGACTGAGGAAAACGATATTTACGCGGTGGGTTGATTGTGAAATAAAGCAGGTCGGGGCTGGCGCATAGGTTAACCTGTGACGGAGTGTGATGTTCTTGCTGGCCCCACGAAAAAACCTCCCAGATTTCTCTGAGAGGCTTCCCCATATCTAGCAGCCCTGAGATGACCAAATCCCTCGGTTGAAACCACCATGAACTATTTTTTTTGTAAACGCAATAAAAAAACCCCGCCACTTGGAAGGAGTAAGTGACGGGGGAGAGGGGAACCATCAAACCCCTCATCTACGCCGCATGGGAGGACGCGGCGTTCTGTTCCAATCTCCGCTTTCTTCGATACTGATTTACGATATTGCGACTGCACCCTAATTCTGCCACAATTTCATCAGTGGTCAAACCTATTTCTAATCGCAACAAAATTCTTGTTCCAAATCTGTCGGGTCTACCCGCCCCGTTGCTTCTCTTTTCTTTTTTAACTTGTTCTTGTTGTTTTCCCCAGCTTGGATTTTCTCCAAGCAAGCCCTTGGATTTAACATATTTCATTTCAGATTTTGCCATTTCTTTCATTTTTTCGGCAAGCAGGTTTTCATCCATAGATATTCTTTCCTTCTTTTTGTAATGAAAGGGTAAAAGATTTAAGTTCGCGCCTTGCACGATCCAAATCATGCTTAACGTTGGGGTGAGGGTCTAAGCGGAAGCTTTCATCTTGTAGACGATCTACTTGACGATTTAGAAAAACCAAATGTGCGCGATCGTGGGGTGTAAGTTCCTTCATAGTGCCTCCTTTGCATGTTTGGCCATTCGATATTATGGCGCTTGGCAAAAATATTCAGATGTCCTCGATCCATGCCCAAGATCGTAGCTGCCTTTGTTTGCGTGAAATTCATCTTGGCAAAAGATGCGACTAAATCAATCTTTTCCCTTTCATGCCGTTCATTTATTTGATCCCAAGTCTCAAGCTTCGGCATTTTCACCTCCATTTGAAGAAACCAGACTTTTCAATTGGTCCCATTTTTCTGCCTTTTTTTCTAGTTTATAAAATCTTTCCCCATAGTATTTTTCCATATGCGCAAGTTCTTGCCTATATTCCTCTACCGCTTCGTCTTTGTATTCTTGAATGGCTTTATGAAGTCGGCTTTTCTTATGAGAAGATACATCACCATTTTTGCTGTAAATCGTTATTGAGCTTATTTGATGGTTTTTTAATTCATCTTCGGCAAAGTTTGTGGCTTCCAATCGGGTTTCAAAAAATCTATGAACGCACTTAGTTCCCCTGTGAACTATTAGCTGTGAACTGTTTTTCCCCACCCTGTATTCCCAACAATCTTTTTGTTCATTTTTTCTGACTGTTGCGGGTGGATACCAATGATCTAAGTTGCTGGACATTATACATTTACCTCCATGTCTGTATAAAAGATGTGCTTCCCTATTTTCCCAATAGGATCTAGTTTGTGGCGCCATATGGGGCGCGTGTAGTCCGCATGATAGTATAAGGCCCCATGCCCTAGAAGATTTCCATTTAGCGCCTCACGCGCTTGCTCCTGCGCTCTCAGCCATGCATCTTTATGCTTCGGCTTCTCTGGTTTCCCATCACAGTAAAAAGAAAATTGGCAGTCGTGAGCTTTTGGGCCCTTATCTTGTTTTACAACTGCGCAAACATTATTCGGCCATCTTCGATCTTCTACGCGATTGAGAATAACCTCCGCCACAGCTAGTCCAGCGTCTGGATTTGTTTCGCTTCTGGTTTCGTAGTAGATTGCCATTGCGAGGCACATTGCTGTTCCGATCATGGCTTTAAATCTCCCACCCTTGCGATAACAATCGTGTTCCCATCTTCGTCTTTCGAAAATCTATCTGGATCATCGCAGCCGTAGGTTTCTCCCTCTAATACGGATGTAATTTTCTCCACATTATCTTTGCTGGTAAATTCTAAATCGTGCACCTTGCAAAACTGATAAACAGATTGGCGGCTTATACCCAATTCCCTAGCGGTTTGGCTTGGAGTGAAGCCTTGATCTATTTTAGATTGAAAGAGCGCTAAGCGCTCCTCCTTTTGACGTTCAAGCATTTCATTCCAATCGCCCATTATATCGCTCCATCATAATCTGTGAGGCTGTCGAATTTTCCAAAGTCTTTTTCTAATTCTTCTGTTTTTTCTAACAGCGCTTGTATTACCCTCACAGCGTTTTCCGCATCACCAGATTTGTGCGCTGTATCTAGCGCGATAGAATTGAGGTTTATGTGATGGGTTATGGCTTTGAAGAATTCGCTACGCATTTCGAAAAGCTGTGCAGCGGTTAGTTCATTCTTCACTCTATCGTGAGAATTGGGTGTCCATTTACAATAGATGTCGCGCATCTCTTTGAAATCTGATCTGTTAAGATGATAGGTGCGGATAGTTGTTGTTTTTTGGGTAAACATATCAAGCCCATCCCATGCTAACAGCGAAGATCCAGCCCAATGAGGCTAAACCGATTATTGTAAAAATTATTAAATCCTGCTTCCAGTTTGTCATAGCTTTACCTCCTATGCGTTGCAGATATGGGCCGAGGAGCCCAGTTCATTTACGGCATAAACCATTGTGCGGTTATCGCCAAAAGATGTGCCGTATTCTTTGGCTTCATTAAGTGCTTTGAATTCAGCGCGGGTTTTGATGCCAGCAACTCTGCGCACGGCAACAAAGTGGGTGGCTGCGTTGAAGATGGTTTCTTCATATGATGTTGTAAATTTCATAATTAAGCCCACTTAAATGTAACGGCAACTTTGCCATTGCTAGACAATTCGTTCAAAGCTTCCCATGCTCGCATTGTGCGACCATCTTCGACCTCAACCATTTGTTGCTCAACGCTGTCTTGACCTGAGTTGAAGAAAGCGTCGCAAGAGCAGAAAACAGTAACCAAAGAACCAAAGCGTGTTGCGTTGCGCTGCATTACCAATTCGTTATTTTGATTTAAAACCTGAGTAGACATTTGATTTACCTCTTGTTGATAGGAACAGACTAACAAATGGTTCTATAGATGTAAATAGCTTATTTACAAAAAATTACATTAATAGAAAATAAATGGGCCAGCTTCGGGAAAATCAAATAAAATCAAAGCTGACCCATACCCAATCACCCAATGGAGAAAGGCTTGGGCTGCCAAGGTTTGAGTGGTAAATCCGAACCACCCCTTCCGCACTCATGGCTTGCGGTGGGTGTTATCTTTCACCCAGAAGGAAATATCTAGCGTACCGTGTTCCCTTTATTTCGTTTCTCTCCATAGTGGTTTCAATTCGAAAACCATCGTCTTTAAGATCAGCAATACGAGCCGCTAATCTTGTGCACCGAAAATGTGTTATAGCTTCCCAAGATGAAAGACCTCCATTTGTCTCTCTAAGAAAATTTAATATTTTATTTTTGTGAGTATCCATTACCTCCTCCATTCGGCTTCTGTTAATTTTTCCCAAAAAAAGCTTTCTCCAAAATCTTCAATCAACTCTTTTGTTAATCTTTGCGAAATTTTCTTTGGTCTTTTGCCATGCCACAAGTGTGGCGTTGCTTCGTTTGGTTCTTCGCATACCAGAGCATCTCTTTCCTACGGCCGATTGCTTCGCCTGATCGGAAGAGCATTCG